AGGATTCTTAGTCGCCCATTCTACAAGCTCAGGATGAATAAACAGCGTAGAGCCTCTATAATCGCCATAGTAGTCTATCAAATCATCTCCGTGTTCGCCGCTTATGCATAGGTCGCCATCTTCAGAGATGAAGGCGTGAGGTCGCTTTTTAACAAGCTTTGTGAAGAAAAAATCGCCGCCGTTCCATTCCATATCCTCGATTGCTGGTAGCGTGTCTAGTAGTTCGTCCATTTCAATTGTATTCCTTTTGTTGTCGTCGCTATATAATATAGCATTCTCTAACTATTCACAAGCCTAAAATCAGCAATCGCGTAGTTTTTGCTAATATGTTGCATATTTGCCACAGCCAGGAAAACTGGCACGGATATTGCCTAAGCAAACTTCATGCCAACTATGCTACATTCGCGCAAATTATTTTTATAGGGTATAGGTAGCAATTCGCTAGCACGCATCAGCGAGCTTCTAAGAGCGTTTTAGAGCCATATGCGTCTAATGCATAGCCAACAGCCGAGCTATTCACCTAGCGCATAGCAAGCAAAAACAATGCCAATACTATGTCCAATACGCACACACACGCACACTTTCAAAATATTTGTGGCAATCCTGCCACACTGTTGCACAATTGTCACACTGTTGCCCAGGCGCAACACTGTTGCACAATTGTCACAGTGATGTTTTAGCAACAGTGTTGCAAAATTGCAACAGCCTGGATGTTCATGTTTTGTTCCACTGTTGCTCATTAGCAACACTTGCCGTTCACGTTTTGTTCTTATTGTTGCAAAATTGCAACAGGTCGCCTTATGTTCCTGCTTTGTTCAATTTTGGAACAAAACGAGATTTGTTCTTGCTTTGTTCCAGGTTAGAGAACACAAGGAGAACACGGTGACCCCCCAGGGGTGCGTACTCTTTTTATAGTCTACTGCCTCCATTCTGGGGAGCATTTTGAAAACCTGTTGACACAATTGTAAATATATAGTATAATAACACTATGAAGTGGCTTTGCCGTATCTCGGTGTTAATTTTGAGTCTTTACGGGAGCTTTATTATTATAATGATGATCTACGGGACTTTTAACTAACTTGGACTACATCCCTGGATATCTCGGCGGCACCAGAGTAGCGGTGCCTACTTTGCGAGAACGAATCGTAAACAAACTGCGAAAGATCACATGCCGAAAACAAGAAAGTTTGCCAGCTACGAAGACCCGAAACCTTTAGACAGGGAAATGACTTCTAAAGAGTACGAGTTTGTCGTACAGCTGGTAGATTACCACCTAGAGCCTGAGCAAGCGTTCCACGCAGCTGGGTACAAGGCAGAAAGCTCGCACGCCGGTCACAGAGCTAAAAGGCTACAGCGCCATCTATGGCTACATATAGAAAAACGAATTAAAGAAAAGGTAGGGGAAACAGCTACCTTGGCTTTGTCTGTGCTAGAAAGCCTGATGCGAGAAGCTGATTCTGAAAATGTAAAGCTCAACGCTGCCAGAGACATCTTGTCCAGAGCAGGGTACGACGCTGTGCATAAGCAAGAGACAGTGGTTAAAGAAGTTACCGAGCTTAGCGACGAAGAACTGGACGAGCAGATACAACGCCTCAGCGAGAACGTGGTAAAACTGCGTGGGTAAAGAGCAAGTACTAAAGCTATTGCAGGAGAAGCAACGCCGCATAGAGACTAGGCGTATAGAGCAGTACGAGCCTTACAAGTACCAGTCAGAGTTTCACAGAGAGGGTAGCGACTGCGCTCAGCGTATTCTAATGGCGGCTAACCGGGTAGGGAAAACCTATTGCGGAGCGGCGGAAACTGCTTATCACCTCACAGGGCATTACCCTAAATGGTGGGAGGGGAGAAAATTTACAAAGCCTATCAGGGCATGGGCAGCGGGAGAGTCTAACGACACTACCAGAGACATTATACAAAAAGAACTTTTTGGAAATCCTCAAGACCCTTTAAAGAAAGGGACAGGCGCTGTACCTCTGGAAGACATAGTAGAAACAGTGCGTAAACCGGGAGTGCCAAATGCTTTCTCTACTGTACTGGTACGTCACAAGTCAGGAGGAAACTCGCAAATTAGTTTCAAAGCCTATGAACAAGGTTTTGAAAAGTTTATGGGCGAGGCTATCGACGTTGTATGGCTGGACGAGGAGCCTAAGCAAGAGATTTTTTCGCAATGCATAACGCGAACCGCCGATACAGACGGTGTAGTCTATATGACCTTTACCCCAGAGCGAGGCATGACCTATGTAGTCAGCAGCTTTATGAACGAGCTAAAGCCTGGGCAAAGCCTGACAACAGCTACTTGGGACGATGTAGATCACCTGGACGAGAAGACAAAGACTCAGCTTTTATCGGTATATAGCCCGTCAGAGCGGGATATGAGGTCTAAGGGGATACCTGTATTCGGGTCAGGGCTAGTGTTCCCGGTGTCTGAAGAAGATATGATATGCGAGGATTTTGAACTACCGGAGTATTTCCCCAGGCTAGCTGCTATAGACTTTGGCTTTGACCACCCTACAGCTGTTAGCTGGGTAGCGTATGACCCAGACGATGATATAATATATGTCTACGACGAGCATCGCAGGAGCAAGGAGACGCCGCTTACTCACGCAGCTGTTATAAACGCTAGAACACCGGGCATACCCGTGGCTTTCCCGCACGATGGGCTACAGCACGATAAAGGCTCTGGGATACAGCTAGCTCAGCAATACAGAGATTTAGGCGTATATATGCTGCCGGATCACTTCAGCAACCCACCTACGGAGGGTAAATTAAATGGTAACAACTCTATTGAAGCGGGGATTAGCATCCTTCTACAACGCTTTGAAACTGATCGTCTCAAGCTTTTTGCGTCTTGTACTTCTACCCTTGAAGAAATGCGTCTCTATCATCGAAAAAATGGACGCGTGGTGCCGATTAAAGACGATTTGGTAAGCGCTATGCGCTACGCTGCTCTCTCCGTAGAACGCTTTGGGGAAAAGATGAAGGGTAAGACTCAGTACCGAAAGTACGGTTTTGAGCAAGAAATTAAGTACTCCAGCGCAGGGATAGTATAGTGCCATATTCTGAATATAGCCTTAAGCAGAAAAAGCTAGCGCGAATAGCTCCTCCAAGGGATAAAATTACAAAAAAAGACTTGAAGAAAAAATCGTCAGGTAGAAAGAGAAAATAACATGGCTTATGACCTAGACGACGACGAAATCCTCTCAATAGTCGAAAGCGAAATAAACGGCTCTGCCGACTACATGGATTCTGAAGTAAGTTCTCAGCGCGAAAAAGCGATGGAGTATTTCTACGGAGAACCCTTTGGGAACGAGGAGGACGGGCGCTCTCAGGTAGTTGTTACAGACGTTCAAGACACTCTGATGTGGATGATGCCGTCTCTTATGCGTATTTTCACCGCTGGAGACAAGGTGGTAAAATTTGTCCCAGAGGGTCCAGAAGATGAGGCAGTGGCGGAGCAAGCTACTAAGTACGTGAACCATGTCTTCTACAAGCAAAACGACGGGTTCACCGTGCTTTACAACATGTTCCTAGACGCTCTGATGCAGAAGGTAGGGGTGGTAAAGCACTTCTGGGAGGAAGTAGAAAAGGTAACTACAGAATCTTACGAAAATTTGACGAATCAAGAATATTCCTTGCTTATGCAAGACGATGAGCTAGAAGAAATAGAGCATGAAGAGACTACGACATACGGCGAAGCTATAGACCCGCTGACCGGAGAAGTCGTAGAAGTAGCCGAAGTCTTCCACAACGTCACCGTAGCTCGTACATCTATGGACGGTAAGGTTACTATACAAAACGTACCTCCAGAAGAGTTTTTAATCAACCGAGGGGCTAAGAGCTTAGAAGACGCTAGGTTCATATGCCACCGCTCTCACAAGTCTAAGAGCGATTTGATTAAAATGGGCTATGACCCAGAAATTGTAGACGACCTCCCCGCTTCTTCGGGCGTAGACGGGATAACTACCTCTAACGAATATTTGGCAAGGCACGCCTACGATTCCACCGACTCATACCCTAACCAGAACTCAGCCGACTCTGAGAAGGAAATACAAATATACGAGTCTTATATAAAACTGGACACAGACGGTTCCGGCGTTAGCGTACTGCATAAAATATGCCATTCGGGTAAAGAGATATTAGATATAGAGCCTATCGACTATATACCCTTTTCCACAGTATGCCCGATACCGATACCGCACAAATTCTACGGCCTTAGCGTAGCGGAGACTGTGCAAGATGTACAGCTTATCCGGTCTACTCTGACCCGTAACTTGCTAGACAACATGTACCTTGCCAACAACGGGAGATTCCAAGTCGTAGAAGGGCAGGTTAATATAGATGATTTGCTCACAAACAGACCGGGAGGGATAGTACGGACCCGTAGCCCCAACGCTCTAACGCCTATAGCAACCCCGTCCCTATCCGCCAATAGCTTCCAAATGCTACAATATTGGGAAGATATTAAAACAGGACGTACCGGGGTTAACCCTAAAACTCAAGGCTTATCAGCCGACGTTTTAAAAACCCATGTAACTACCGGAGCAGTCACCGCTGCTTTGACAAATTCTCAAGGGCGATTAGAGCTTATAGCCAGGGTATTTGCCGATACCGGCGTCCGAAACATGTTTAAGCAAATCTATAACCTAGTGCAACGCTACGAAAACCGTAAGCGAGTGGTCAGGCTGAACAACCAGTATTTTGAAATTGACCCGGCAAGTTGGCGAGAAGATTTAGACGTAGACATCGAAGTAGGGATAGGGTACGGAGACCAGGATATTAGATTGCAAAATATTAATATGTTTGCAACCTTGATAGAAAAGGTAGGTACTCAGACCAAGGGGATAGTGAACCCGCAAAATATCTATAACTTAGCTGTGGAAATAGCTAATGAGATGGGTATTAAAAACGTAGATAAGTTTGTTAGCCAACCGTCTCAAGAACCTTTACCACCTACTCCGCAAGAACAGCTAGCCCAAGCTCAAGCGCAAGCTATGATAATAGAAGCTCAAGCGTCTCAGCTAGAAGCAGAGGTAAAAGCTAAAGAGTTAGAGATTAAATCTGCTAAGCTGGAGCTAGAGCGAGTAGAGATCGAACACGATATGGCTGTGAAACGAGAAGAGCTAAAGCTCAAGGGTATAGAGCTAGGCTTTGAAATGAACTCTGACAAAAACATTAAAGCTTAGGAAAGTACAATGGCTCGTCAAAACAATTACTACAGGATCAATTCAAGCGAAAACTTATCGGCTACGACCAGTTCTGGAGCAACTCGATCAGGAGCTTGCCCAGCCCAGGTAACAAAAGTAAGGATAGCTGCTACGGCATCTGTTTTTGTAAAAATCGGGCCGGGAGCAGACCCTACGGCTACTGTCGCGGCAGGGGTGTTGATAAACGCAGGAGATGCGGATATTTTCACAGTAGTCGAGGGGGATGAGATAGCTGCTATCACTGCTAGCGGAACTGCCACGGTTAATATTAGTTGGTTAGAAGGTTAATACAGGTTTTCGGATTAGCAGGAGAATCGGATGTCTACTAATAAAAAAATCTCAGAACTTACCGAGCTAGCTGAAGCTAGTTTAGCGGATGATGATGTCTTAGCTATAGTAGACGTAAGCGCTGGTGAAACTTTTAAAGTTCGTAAAGATTCTCTCGCTTCTGCCCTGGCCGGTGTAGCTAGCCTATCTGCTTCTACTCCCATAACTGTTGACCAATCTACCGGGACAGTTACTGTAAGCCTAGGCACAGTCCCTATTACTAAAGGCGGTACAGGGGCAGTTAACGCGCCAGCGGCTTTAGCAGCTTTAGGCGGCCTAGTTGACCCTATGAGTACCAGGGGAGATTTGCTAACAAGGGGAACTAACGGCGAAGATAATGCTAGAGTACCAGTAGGAACGAACGGTCAGTTTCTAACCACTGACGGTACAGACGTTTCTTGGGGAGCGGTGCCGACTAGTGGGCTAAGCGGTAATATCAATCTTGGTACCCAAGTTACAGGAACTTTAGGTGTAGACGACGGTGGCACAGGAGGTTCTGGCCAAGCCGCTGGACGGACTGGGCTAGGTCTTGGCACTATCGCTACTCAAGCCAGCGACGGCGTAAACATCGACGGCGGAGCTATTGACGGGACAAATATTGGCGCAACCTCGCGAGGGACCGGGGCATTTACCACGCTAAACGCAAACGGCGGCGGGTCTTTAACAGGCACATGGTCTGATCTTGGCACAGTTACTACGGCAATTATCAACGGTGGTACGATCACCGGGATTACTGATCTGGCTGTGGCAGACGGTGGCACAGGCGCAAGCACGTTTACCGCTAACGGCGTGTTGCACGGTAACGGTACAAGCGCTATCGGGGTTACAGCGACTGGAACGTCTGGGCAAGTGCTAACCAGCAATGGCTCTGGCAGTGCGCCTACCTTCCAAGCGGTATCAGCCGCGTCTAGCAATAGCGGAGCTTTAAATTTAAATTCGTCTGTAACCTTTCAAATATTTACCGCATCAGGAACATGGACAAAACCTGGATCAGGTACGACTGTAATTGTCGAGGCATGGGGAGCAGGGGGAAGCGGCGGGTGCGGTTCTGGTTCAATGTCTGGAGGCGGAGGCGGGGGCGGCTCTTATGCTAGAGCGCAATTTGCTATTGGCGATTTAGGATCAACAGAAACAGTAACTATAGGTGCCGGAGGGGTTCTCCAAGCTTCCGCAGACTCAGCCGGGTCAGCTGGCGGTGCCACTTCTTTCGGATCACATTTTCAAGCATTTGGAGGAGGAGCAGGAGGAGCCTACGCCGGAGGCGGCGGCGGAGGGGTAAAAACTATTGGCGGAAACGGTGGAAACAGCGCCGGAGGAGATGGGGGTGATCCAGACGGAGGAGCGGGAGGAGATGGAGATGACGCTCCTGGGGATAAATCTACTGGTGGTTTAGGAGGCGGTGGAGGAGGTACAGAGGCATCGGCAAGCGGCGGCTCAGGGCAACCGGGCGGCTCTTCTGGATTTGGCGGAGGAGGCGGTGGAGGAGCTAGCCACTCATCTGGAACCGGCGGAGCAGGTGGCAACTCTTTATACGCCGGAGGCGGGGGAGCCGCTGGCTCACAAAGCGGAACTGTTGGTAATGGAGGAACATCAACATTTGGCGGAGACGGTGCAAAAGGAGCGTCGGGAAGCGCTAACGCTCCTACACCTGGATCAGCAACGGGCGGAGCAATGATACCCGGCGGAGGCGGGGGAGGATCGGTAACAGGAAACTCAGGAGCCGGAGCGGCTGGGAAAGTGCTAGTAACAGTAATAACTATTTCTTAGAGGGTAATCATGGCAATAGAACGAAAAGCACTTATTTCAGATAATGTAGTAGTAAACGTAATACTAATCGATACCGATATAGATTATACTCCTCCAAACGGAGAAACAATGATAGATGCGGCAGACGCAGGGCCGGGAGATGAGTGGGATGGTTCTAAGTTTATAAAAGACCAGACAAATCAAGGCCCATACCCTGCTCACTTAGACG